GGTCTATGATGATAGAAGGTAGGAGGCATATTTTCCTTATTTTGCGACATACCATATTATACCTACCTATCTTAATTTTTATTAACCCTGACATCTTAGGATCCTATCTCTAAAACCCCAAAAAAACGATCTACACAATGGGACCAAGGAACCCACAACCAATCGTATACCTCTCACCACTTGTCACAACATTGACACCGTGAGACACACTTCTTTTATAATATACCATATCCCCAGCCTGTGGCTTATAAATAAAATCATTATCTGGGAAGTACAGTTCTCCATTATCAAAATTATCATTAACGTAAAGCATTGCTATAAAACTGTCAGTTAGCGGACTATCCTCGTTAAGATCTTTGTGTACATCCATTTGAGGAGTACCTACGATCATTTTAGAAACACTAATATAGTTATTGTTTAGCATAGACTGCTTGACTCTTTTTATATTTTTTCTTTTTAAAAAGTCTATAAGAGATTCGTGTAGAATATTATTAAATATAGACCTTAGTTCTATAGCAGCGTGATTATCTTCTTCATTATGGACTACAGGGAGTTCCATTGTTAGGTGAGGCCGTCTTTCTACAATTTTAAATTTATAAGATTCTTTATTAACAAGTTCAATCAAGCCAATCAGGTGCTTGCTGTCTAAATTGTTTTTATATATAGTTACAAAGTCTGTATCAAGTTTAGGAGTTTGACTCATATTACTTATCCTCAAAATCTTTATATCGATAATATCCTTTATCAAAGTCGACCTGTACTAAAAAGTCTCCCATAAATCCATTACGGTTTTTTCTAAAAGCGCACTCAATAACATCGCTATTTGATGCTCTTCCAAGTGCGATAACCCAGTCCGCATCGTATGCAATCTGTCTTGACCAAGCAGTTTGACCCAAGGTAGGAACTCCACTCAGATCATTAACATCATCTGGTGTTGCTGATGAGATAGCAATAATTGGAACCTCTTCACCAATAGCCATAAGTTTAAGTTCTCTTGAAAGGTTCTTCATTCGTACCGTTTCATTATCTGACTTCTGATTAGGAGCCATCAACTGTAGGTAGTCAACAATTACAAAGTCTGGTTTATATTGGTCAATCTTTCCACGAAGTACTGAAGGATTAATTTCTCCGCCTTGATCATTAGAGATAATATGGAACTCTGGCTTACCCTTTAGATGTCTTTCGTGCCAAGCCTTAAGTGTATCTAATTCAACATCTCCATTACTTAACTTGCGGTGTGACCAAAGCCCTTCACCCATAATAGTAAACACACGATTACGAACTTCTGTTTCCGACATCTCAAGAGAAATTACAAGGGGTGTCTTACCCTGTTTCCAGGCCTGTACAGCAAAGTATAGAGCCATCCACGACTTTCCTATACCTGGGTATGCTAGAAAGACTCCTAACTGCCCTGGCATAATTCCAGAAGGAAGATAGTTATCAAATCCTGGAAGATTTGTTTTAATACCAACGTGACCTGCAGCCTGCTGAATCTTTAGATTCTCAAAGTATGCAACTGCTGACTCAAGATCAGTAACATCAATATCACGAATTGCTGAAGTGTTTTTCTTTAACTCTGATGTTTGTGTAATTAAATCATTTAATGCAACATTACCCTGATTATTCTGAACATTACTTGCTGCTGATCTTAAGATATCTTTAAGACTATCGTTTAGATATTCGCCTTGCAACTCTTCAAGGTGATGTTTTGTTGCTCCAACATTTGCTATAGGAGCAAAGTCTCTAAATTTTTCTGTAACAAGTTCTGCAGGTGGTAAAGACTTGTTGTTCTCAAAGTATAGTCTGATAAAGTTCCAGATATCTCCGTGGGTTCTTAGAAGATTATCTACATTTGCTTGTAGTAGAACGTGGATCTGCTTATCTTGAAGAACTGCCGTGATTAGTTTAGACTCTGTATTATTCACTTAGCCACTCCTTAGCCATTCTTCTACGCTCCGCTCTCTCTTCATCATCCCGCTTTTTATCTTTTTGTGCCTGTAAAATTTTTTCTGCATTATATGCAAAGTGATTCCAAGATGGATTCTCTGCAACTGAAAAGTAGTACTCAAGTATATCGTAGCAACCAGATAATCCGTATGACTCTACAAGGCCGTCAGAGGCCCACTGCTCTACGTTTAAATTAAGTGATGGCTTTGACTCGTACCTTGCGGTATGATACTTGCTGTATCTTGAAAGCAAAGCCATTCGGTCTTTGCGTTCAGCCATTACTCGTTGATTTCAGACTTTGCTTCGTTAATCTTTTCAGTTAACTTATCTTCTACAAACTTATAGACACGCTCAAATGCTTGATTTACATTTTCTCCATTTTTACGTGAATCAACAACACCAAGATCAAGTCTTAGCGATTGAAAGTTTCCAAGATTAAGTGTGTATCCCAATGTAACAGATACCTTAGTGTCTTCGTTTTCCATTTCATACCCTTCGTTAAATAGATTCAGACCAGATTGGAATGAATCGTCCATCTTCAGTTCTCGTATATGTAAGTATACCATCGCCCATTCTTCGTGTCAACTCTTGCTTGCTTGGGGTGATATCGTTTGTTATTAAATTGTCTTTTCTTGGTCTACCAATATGGTATGTAGCAAGTATATCACGAATCTCTCTTACCTGGGATTCTGAGTAATATGATCTAACTTGAAAACCTCTTGCTCCACCTTTTTGAGATCCCATTGGAAATGGAATGATTCCTCGTCTCATTAATGATGGCATATATTTTTTATGTCTATTAACTAAATCAGCAGTCTCTCTAACAGTGTAGGCTCTTTCACGCTTCTTTTTAAAATCAGAAATTAAACAACTTTCAATCTGATCTTTTGTTATATTATAGACAGACATAATACCGTTAGATTTATTGAGATGATGTATTCTAACAAGGTCTCCATTTAGAAACCAAACCTTTTTATTCCCTGGAATTACAGGGAGGAGATTGTAGCCTTCATTCTCAATAGTTCCTTTTTTAATAGCCATAGACCCTCCGCAGAATTCTCTGGTCGGTTATAAAAACTTCTTGCTCCACACGCAATGCAGTAGGTTTCAAGGTGTCCAACTGAACTGTATTGTCTATCAAGAAACATTCTCCCACTACATTTTTTGCACTTTAGCATTAATTTGGTACGCCAATGATAATTAAGTTAACATCAACCGTGACGTTATCTCCGCTTGTGTTAAATCTTACAAACCCCTCAAGACCAGAAGTTGTTATGCTTTTTAGAACAACCGTAACATTTTTACCAGCAACTGTATTGCCAACATTTATTGCTGTTGCAGTCGCAATTGGAGGATACTTAAACTCTCCAGCAAAAGAATAAGTAAATGATTTTTCTTCTCCAGCGGTAATTGTTCCACTAGGGACTACCCTAACAGCGCCACCAATTACTCTTGCTTCACTAGTTTTAATATTTTGTTTACCATTATTTGGAGTATCAACTGATATATATTTATAGTTTGCTGGAGATACTGCAGCAGACAACTCATTAACTACCTGTGCTAATTGAGAAATATAGGTCACATCTAGTGGTTGACCACGCTCTGGTAGAGGAATTTTTGCCATAATACTATTATACCACTAGGCTTTCTGGATCAGACTCAAAAAGTGTAGCCTTAGTAAATCTCTCTTTAGGAAATGTTGGAACTTGAACAGCAAACTTTACTGTGGTATATCCTGCTAAAGCCTGAACAGTATATGAAAATGTTTGAATAGAACCAACATATTTAAAATCATCTGTTCCCCATTTAACATACAAATCAAAATCAGACTTTAAATTTGCAGGAGGAGTCCAAACAACATTGATAATTTGCTTGTTTTCACTTACTGCCACAGAGTGTGGAATCCAGGGCTCTGGTGTTGGCAGCAGGTCTCTATCTATCTCAGGCTAAGCACATCCATCCCAAACCTAAACTCAATATGGTTAGTAGTATTAGGAGACTTAAGAATTGGCTGAGATCCTGTGTTTTTAATAACAGAGTAGCCACTTAAACCATAAACTGGGTTAGAAGATGTTATATTTTCTAATCTTAAAGCATCTAATGCAACATAGTAGTTATCGCTTGGAGAAGCAATCTGTACTGTTGGGGATACTGCAGTTGAAGATACGACAGCCCCTGCGCTATTATACTTTATAGTATTTGATGTAACTTCTGTAATTTCAAATGTGCCGTCAAATCTTCCAGAGTTTCCTAAACCAGCAACAATAATTTTGTTCCCTACACTAAAACTATGATTAGCGGAAGTCGTTAAAGTTACAACAGTATCGGTTGCAGATTTATTACTAACCAATGCAGTGCCTTTTATTACTGTGGCATAAAACTTTACAGTGTCTACAATATTCCAAGTAAAGCCAGATGTTTTAAGCAAGTCTTGTAGTGCCACAGAAGAAACAAAATACCTATTTGTTGCAAAATCAACACCTGAGTCTGTTTCTTTTAATGCTACTTGGAGTCTTGCATACTGAGCGCCAGTTGTAGTTGCTTCATCTGTATCTGAAAACTCAACAACAATTCTTACTTCATCTGGCTGAATTGAAGACTCTCCATCTTTATTAACAACAGAAAATGCAAGTTTAAGTTGATCAGTAGGAGCATTTTTATTAAAATCAAGATTTACTCCAGTTAGATGTATGTGAGTTGACCCTGTTGGAATACCAACTGCTCCATCTGTAAGAGATAGATTGCTCATATCTCCTCTTATCATCATTATGTTATTTAAGAATCTACATCTTTCATACCTATTTACTCTCTCAGAGTTTGTAAAGGTTGGGTTATCTGCATTGGTTTGAAACACTGGCAGTTCTGTTAGTATTCCAGTTGAAGAGTATTTTCTTGATGAATCTATTTTATAAGAACCAGTAATAATATTATTATCACCTAAAGATATTTGTATGCTTGGAATGCTTAATGAGTTTGTTTGTATATGGTGCTCCCAGTTTTCTGCTCCGCTAAAAGAATAAATAGTTTTACTGTCATAGGCTCCTGCGCTTGGATTAGCCCCAGCAGACCACAGTCCAACTTCAGTTATTTCATATCTTTCTGCAGTGGGA